CTAGTTGACGACCTTCGGCTCAAACTCGGAAGGGGGCGCGGCACTTGCTGGATCGAAGTTGAAAACCTCCAGGACATTTGGAAACGCAAACCGCCAGCGTCCATTCCGATAACGGCGGACGACCTTGGCAAGCCTCTTGTCGCCTCCAGAAATCCAGATCTCTGCATCGGCCTCGTATGGATACCCGTGCCACCTGGCGGTGTAGTGTCCACCCGATTCAGAGTTGCCATCGACACCACCCACAATCTTGCACTCAGAGAATCTCGGCCCCTTCGAATCCCAGATGGCCCAGCCTGGCGGGCTGTGTTGGATCCATTTGCCTGTGCTGGATGAAACGTCCCTCTCAAAGTAGGCTCGTTCGGTAAACCTGCCTTCCAGATGAGGCTTAATGTCACCGCTAGGACTAACCTGATAGAGCACCACGCTGTACCGATCGGTGCTGCGAGTAGCCGCATAGGCACGGTTTACTGGCTCGCAGTTTGGATCCCATACAACTTTTTCTTCAGCTGTCGCCGTTGTTGCTAATGCCAACAGCGTCAACAACGACGTGATCTTGATCCTCATCGCTATGATGCTCCGCCCCGTTCCCGTTTCACGAGATTTTCTTGCAGGAGGAGTACTCCACAAGAGCGTCAAACCACAACAGCGCAAGCAATGATTGTGAAACAATTCACAGCGTGCTTCGATCTCTCACTCTCTGCCGATGAGGGCAAACATGCCCCGCCGGATCGCCTCGGCAAAGCCGACGCCGAGCGATTGCCCTTAGCTCTAGCAGACGCTTTGTCCCTAGCGACCAAAGCGGACCCGTGACATGACCGAAAACCAGCGCCGCTAGATGAGGGCGGCGAGATCCACTGAAATTGGAGATTGCCGCCCACGTCCGGTCGATCAGCCGATACGTCGAAGTTTCCTCCAAAGGAACACGGCACCAGCGGCCGTCGCCGAAGCTGTCCGCCCTCGACCTGCTGCGGGATCTCGCGCATCACCTTCGGGCGTCCGGAGTACCAACTTACCAGTCAATGCGGAAATGCGGTTTTAGACTGGTCGACTTGGTCGTCGGTCGGCGCGCCTGGCTGCACAGCATCGTAGTTGAAGGTCTCCATTGCGACTTGGAACTTAAACTGCCCCTCACCGCGAAACCGTCTCTGAAGCTTCTGAAACCTCAGGCCGTCTCCTGTCAGCCAGATTTCCGCATCAGCCTTGAACCATCCGCCGATCCACACGGCCGTGTAGTAGCTGCCCCAAGTTACATCCTTCGTAGGTCGAGTTACAAGTTTGCACGCGCTGAACTTCGGACCGTTGGAATCTGCTAGGCGCCAATCCACAGTAGTTGGTTTAGACCATTTTTCGCCCTTCCCGGCGTAGCGCTCATATAAAACAGAGCCGGAAAAACGAGCCTCCAGAAAAGCAAGTTGTTGGCCGTCGGGCCTTACTTCGTACAGGACCTGACTATATTGCGGGGTAGATCTGGTGTTCCTGTAGGCTTCGTTGATCACCGAACAAGTAGGATCAAGCGAAGGCTCTGCAAAAGCAGAACTCGCTGACGTGAATGAGAACCACGCAACAGAGATGGCGATTAGTAACGGCGTCCTTATTGCATCTATCACGCAGGCTCTCCGCGACTACGGTTTCGGAAACTCGGTATTGTCGGGGTCGTAACTGAACAGCTCTAGCTGGCTGACATAAGGCGCCGGGCGAAAATGTTCGTCATATGTGACCAAAACCCTTTCGAGCTTCAACTCATCGGGCATCAGCCAGACTTCAACTTTTCCAGTGTACGGCGCGCCGTACCATTTGGCCGCGTAGCGGCCCGGCTTGCTTTGCGGAGTTGGGCTGTCGATTTGACGGCAGTCGCTAAACCGCGGCCCTGAACTATATGACAGCGGTGGATTCACTCGACGTTCCTCCCTCCACTCACCGGGCACCCATCGACGGAACACCGCATTTTTCCTGAACCGATACTCTCTTATCGGCACATAAGACCCGTCCGCTTTGGCCTCAAACATTAGCCCGCCGTAGAGCTCCGTCGCACGCGTGTTGGCGTATGCCCGGTTGACGATTGCGCAGGATGGGTCGAGGGGGGCATCTCTCTCGGCTGAGTTCGCCGATGGGATCGCAAGAAAGACAAGGGAACCGACTGTCAGAACGGCCTTCTTCATTGGTGCATTCAACTGCGAGTCTCCCCTAAGGCTTTAAAGACACTTCAACCTCAGGCTGCACATTGTCAATATGAGATCGCCGACTATCCTCTCCCGACAATGACAAACACGAGCCGCCGGATCCCTTCGGCAAAACTCACCCCCAACGCCATCGCCGCAATGCCGGTGACCCCGAGCGCGCCAATACCCATCAGCTTCCAGCGCTTGACGTCGTCGGTCACCGGTTTCATCTCCGCGACGTCACCACCGAGCGTCGAGACCGAAGCCTCGAGATCGCCGACACGGTCGACGAGTTGGTCCATCCGCTGATGAACACCAGCCCGGCTGCTCGTCGCCTTGTCCTCGGCGCGTTGCGCGCCCTCTTCGATCCGGCGGATCGATTCCTGCAGACCGCGCATGCCTGCGACCAGTTCGCCAAGCTGGCGATGAACGCTCACATCGGTTTCAGCCGGATACATTGTGCTGTCCCCCATGCCTTACGCAATCGGCCTTTGACCAGACTGCCGCGGCGCACAGGCCGACGACGGTGCGGTCGATCTTGCGCTGATCTGCCGACGTGGCGCCACGTGCACCGACCAGGTCGGTACCGACGACGCTCCTAAGGCCCGCGACATTTTTCGGCCCCGAAGTCCCACAGCCCGCCAGCATCAATGCAGGTATCGTAATCAAGGCGCTTTTCCTGAGCGCGGTTCTCAGCGTCATCGTTCTGCCTTTCGATCGCTTGAATGACGGACCGGGCGCCATCCGCCCGTATTTCGTGCACGGCCCAGACGACGGCAGCGAGCACGAGCCCCCCGCACAGCATCCTCAACCAGGCGATCATGCCGGATCGAGCCGCTTGCGCAGGAAGAGGAAGGCGCCAATCGCGAAGGCAACTGCGATAATGCCGGCAAATGCCCATTGCAGCGGTCCATTGCCGGTGAACGCAAAACCCAACGAGGAAAGGATGCCCGCGAGCCAGGAGATGTTCTCCTTGCTTATCACTTCGGGCGGCTTCGGGGCGGCGACGACGGTGTTGGAGGCGACGAACTCGCCCTTGGCCCAAAGCCCCACCTCTGCAGATCGGCGGTTGACCAATCCCTTCACGCGGCGGCCACCCGCATTGACCCACTTCATCAGTTCCAGCGGCACGGCATCGTGGTCGCCGGCGTTCAGCTTTTTCAGTAATGTCGACTTGCTAAGCCTGCCGGTGTTGAAATCGAAAGAGACAAGCACGGCGAACTGGTTGTCGGTGACCGGCACCGTGACAAGGCGCGAGACACGCTCCTCGAACTTTGCGAGGTCCGCCATCAGGATCTGTTCCGCCTCGGCCTCGGTGATCACCATGTTCGGCTTCACGACGGGTTCGCCGGCGGCGCTGGTATGGCCATAGCCGATAGTCCAGACACCGGCGACGTCGCGATACGCCTTCGTCTTCAGACCTTCCCACTGTTTGACGAGCGCAAGGCCCGCCGCATTGATGCGTCGGTTCATATTCATGTCGTTTGTCCTCGTGTAAATTGGGAACCAGAAGCAACGATGAGGCGTTGCTACGGCATTCCGCCCTGATCGCAGCCGACTTGGGGCGACATGCAGCAAATCAAAGTCCTGCAGCGAGCACGGTGCTGCAGGCACTCAAAGGGGGATTTCGCCATGATGGACGCCGCATTCGTGAAGCTGACCACGCTGGCCATCGTGCTTGTCAGCTGTGTCGTTATGGTGCAGCCCTACTGACGAATTTGGACGCGGACACATCTTTTGCCAGGTCTCCATGAGAGAAACCTGCGGGATGGTCCATGGCTGGTCTCGGGATAGGCGCGATGCCGACGCATCGAGCGAACATCGCAACTGCGCCAAAGATCGCTTCTCGGGCTTTCTGGCGGCCTCGAGATCCTTGGCCGATGGGTGAGCATCGCTCCGCGGATCTCTCCTTGCCAGAAGACCCGATCGAGCCTGTGCTATGGGTTCCGATCATCGAGACCTGCTATTGGGAATAGGCCGCACCCCGCAAGCGGCATGAGGCCAAGCTGCTGATGTCGACCTGTCGTGTGCATCCATCCGGCAACAGGCATGCCGCAAGGCGATAGTTCGTCACCACTCGATGTTGCGCCGCTGCCGGTGGCTGACACGCGGAACACCCGCGCCGGAGCGCGGTACGACCCGCTGATGCCGTCGACAATCCTCGCCCAACCGCCGAAATGCTGTAGCGCTCTCCGTGCCGGAAACCACGATCGACACAGTCCACGTCGGCTTGAAGCGTGCCAAGCAAAAGTGTGTCGCGGCTGTTTTTGATTGCCGCACGCACGATAAGCCAAGCCTCGAGATCGCGACACGCTCTAGGAGACAGATGGCGGCTTTGGCGGCGACAGGGATTGCAACAAGCTCTTGAGGCTCTCGCTGTCGGCGAGGTGTGCCTTCTCGCCACGATCGTCACTGCATCGCTCGCGCAGGCTGCGCAGAAAGACAGCGACATCAGAGAGTTCACCAACCTCGACCCGCACCTGCGCCTGGACCGTCCTGTAGATCTCCTCCAGTTCCAAGGCTTCATCGGCGCTGGCGGAGCCGGAAAGCGCAGAAACCCTTGCCTTGAGATCATCCAGCAGACCATCGAACTCACGCGCGTCGCGTGCCGCCTTGGCCTCCAGGCTTGCAATCAGCATGTCAAGAATATCGAGATGTCGACGCTCCACAGATTGCAGATCGAAGGCCGCCCGCAGCTCTTTGCGGGTGCGTTCGCCTTTGCGCAAGTGCGCCTTGAGACGCACGCCGTTCTCGGCACAGCGCCTCATGATGCCATCGATCGAGAATTGCCCCTCCACCAACTGGTCAAGCAACGGCCGAATAAGCGCCGGCGGCGCCGTGATATTCAGCGCGGCCGAATACAGCGCCAGGTCGATCGAAGCATCCGGCATAAGCTACCTCCGCCTCATATGGCCTCGTGACGCGAGACTAGCAGTATCCAGCATGCGGGAGGTTAGTTTTGGTGACAATGCTTTCCTGTTCGTTAAGCGGAGTCATCGATTCCTCACGTGGCGACATGCCCGCTGGCTGAACAACACCTAGGGTCGATCGACATTCAGGATTCCCAAATCGCTTGAATGCTGATTCATAGGACACCGTGTTGGAACACGGAGGTCTTTGGATGGCGGCCAGTCGCTATGAGTTGAGCGATGTTCAGTGGCGAAGATTGCGCCTCTGTTGCCCGGCAAAGCTGGTGATCCAGGGCGCACCGACTCCGACAACCGTCTGTTCATCAATGGCTGCCTATGGGTTTTGCGCTCTGGCGCACATTGGCGCGACCTGCCGGAACGCTATGGAAAATGGAAGACAGTGCATAAGCGCTTCAGCCGCTGGTGCCATGCCGGCATCTGGGAGCAGGTGTTCGAGACGCTGACGGCCGATCGGGACAATCAATATCTGATGATCGACAGCACAATCGTGCGTGCTCATCAGCAGGCAGCATCAGGAAAAGAGGGGCCAAAGATCAGGCGCTGGGGCGTTCCCGAGGCGGGCTGACCACCAAAATCCACATGCTGGCCGATGCCTTGGGCAGGCCGCTGCGTATTATCGTTACCGCTGGCCAGGTCGGCGACATCACCCAAGCACCGGCACTTCTGGAGGGACAGAGCGGTGATGCCGTGCTGGCCGACAAAGCCTATGATAGCAACGCTTTGCGGCAAATCATTGCCAGCATCGGAGCCGAAGCGGTCATCCCGTCAAACCGCTCGCGCAAGATCATCATCCCCCACGACGAAGCCGCCTATACACATCGCAACCGCATCGAGCGGTGCTTCAACCGAATGAAGCACTTCCGCCGCTTTGCCACCCGATACGACCGCAGAACAATCCACTTCGAAGGTTTCCTCTATCTCCTCGCCGCTATGCTTTGGCTGAGGTGAATGTCGATTCGTCCTAGAGTTACGACACCAGCGAACGCCACCGCCGCTTGACCATTTGATAGGGCCGCTACGCGCACCAATCCTCGTATCGAGCGGGCAGGCGTTTCCGTCGACGATGCCGAGGCTGTCAAACTGCTGGCAACGGAACTCTGGAAGAGGCCGGAAGGGCTGGCGAGAGACCCCGTTGGCACAGCCACCAACAAGAGACATAGCGCGATACGCAATTGCGCGTGCCTTGTTTCTCGCATTGACCGGCAACGACGAGTGCATCGAGCAAGATCGGCAACAATCCGGACCTCGGCATCATAGGAACCGAGTTGCTGGAGGACCACGAAGGCCTGCGATCAAGCAGGCAACTGTGTGAGCTTCTGTTCGTTAAATCCCTTGCCGAATGATCGGTGCCTCTGCCTGGAAGGCGGTACCAGCGACCCAAATTCGGCGAAAGATCACTCCGTTGCGCCGAGCGAGCACCACCACGGCGGCGCGCTTCCGACCCGCAGCGGCGTGCGATCTGTGGTGCCCATGTCCTGAGCCATGTTGAGCGCCCTCGATTCATCATGACGGTCGCGGCCTGACAATGCGCGCGGCGCAGCTTGATGCCTCCGGCCTTTGTGATGCCACCCGATACATCACGTTCGCCAGACTGATTGCGTGAGGGTGTCAGGCCGACCCGAGGGCCAACCTATTTTCGACGATGTGAATCGGCCAAGATCTTCTACGGCAGAGCAGAAGCTCTACGACTGCGCCGATCCCGAGCATAGGCATTAACCGATGGCACACCGAGTCGTGCTGGGCGAACTGGCGGACGCGTCGTTCCAGTTCCGCCATTTCGCGGATGCGATTCTCGAACTGGTCGCGCGAGATGGCGCCGACCTTCAACCCGAAGTGCCGCAGGAGCCCACGCAGTGAAATCTCCAGTGCGATGATACCCTGCTGAGCCGCTTTCCGAGCTCCGCGAGGCACGGACCTCCTACGCCGAAACGGATTTACAGTGAACCGGACGGAACCCGAGATGCAGCAGGCATGCAATTCCCTTTGCGTCGCGCCGGTCAGTCTTGATCGGCATGGCCTTCAAGGCGCCCTTGATATGCCGAGTTTCCATCACAACGACGTCCAGACCTGCCTCGGCCAATCCGCGATGAAGCCATTGCGACAAGGGACCGACCTCAAGGCCGATGACGACGATGCTGCCATTCTGTTCTCCCATCCAACGCGCGAGCGCCTCGGGCTCACTGGCGACCTGTGCCTCCTTCACGATCTTCCCGTGCTCGCTGACAACACAGATCGCGGTCTTCGCCAACGACACATCCAACCCGACAAACAGTCTCATCCCACAATCCTCCTTCTGGATCCGATATGGGAACAGCGACAGCTTACTCTGATCTTGCAAACGGTAACGAGCAGTGCACGACGTAGGCCCCGTTACGGCATCTCGTTGATCACAGCCAGAAGATGACGGAGGCTGCTATCCAGATTGCTGAGAAGAAGGCGTGGGCACCCCGATAGCAGCGTGTTGCGATGCGCCTCCAATCCCTGAGTTTAGCGAATAGGTTCTCGAAACGATATCGTTTCTCATAAAGGACTTTGTTGTGCCACGGTGGGTTCCGGAGTTTCTTGCGTGGTGGAATGCAGGGAGAAATACCTTTGTCTTTCAATCCGTTACGGAAAAATTCGGCGTCGTAACCACTGTTCCAGCAATTCCTAGGCTTTGGGCAGGCGATCGAGCAGGTGCCGGGCCCCTGATAGTCGCCGGCCTGGCCCGCCGTGAAGAAAAACAGCAGGGGTCGGCCAAATCCATCGGTGACGGCGCGCGGTTTGGAATTCAAGCCGCCTTTCGTTCGTCCGATAAAGTGGGAAAGAACTCCTTCTTTTTGCAGACTGGCTGCAGTGCTACGGGCTTTCAGATGGGTGGCATCGATCATCAGCCTGTCGGGCTGGGCACCTTACCCACAAGGGCCCAGGCACCCTGGCGGCTCCGGCGGATGAACCGGTTATAGAGTGTCTTGTGTGGACCATAATCCTTCGGCGAATCTTTTCACTGAAGTCCATGCTTAAAAACGCAAATCATGTCGCTGCCGACCCTGAGATCAACGACACAATCGATGCCGTGGGCCATCAGGAATACGGCCTGAGCATAGTTGTTTAAGTGGGACTAAAGATTAATCGCAGCGAGCCACATGGCGTCGATTTGGCTATCATTCAGACCTAGCACGGCGGCAACGGTCGCGATCAGCGGGTGCATGCGGTCAAAGGTGGCAGCGTATTCCCATTCGATCTTGGCAGCTTCCTTTTGCGCGCCGTTCGGCAAGGTCTCTATTGTTTGCGTTACCTCGCCGGGTGTAAAACCGCCAGCGAGCAAAGCTAGACGAAATTGCCGCGCTGTCAACGGCGCCAATCGCGCCCGTTTCTCGTCATCTGTCGGCGGCAGCGACGGCACGTAAGGAACAATCGGAAAAAGAGGGTTCTCCTCGAGCCATTGGCGAATCGCGGGGCTGATGCCATAGGGATCATCCGGGCGTAAGGTATGCACAATATCAAGCGCTTCGCCGTTGATGGTCACGTTGCACGATACCATCAACACGCGTTCTTCGGCGGTGGACGCGATTTTAGAAACATGATCTAGCTGCATCATGCGACCCTCTGAAATAGATATATGTGAACGTTGTTCTCACCCCAGGCCAATCCAAGGCACCGCCACGTTCCAGCGAGATTCACGGCCGTAATCCCGAAACCTTGAAGCGCCCATTGCATGCTATCGCCTGGGTAGGTTCCAAGATTTACGGTTGCGTTTCTTGCAATTGGGGCGGACGCCGGTCCGCGGGCAATAAGAAGATTGCCGATTGGGTAGTTGGAAGCGTTACCGTCTCCTTGGTGGTTGATTTTTGCGAGTTGGTTTTCATGATACCCATCAACGGTATCAGCATTGCCCGCCCCGTTGGCGTAATTCACGTTAAAGTTCGACGGGTTATAAACATACATGTTCGAGCCGTCGTTGCCGCCCCAAAGCCACGATGGCTGACCGCCTTGACCGGACCAATTGAAGTTGAGATCCCCACCGCCAATACGGCGTGGATAAGACCGTCCTTCTGCCGTGATCTTGCTATCAAGAATGGCGGACAGATAGGTTCCATATCGCGTCATGTAGATGTTGCCGTCAGCGTAGAGCGTCGATCCACCCACTGCGACATGACCGTTCGTTGATATGAACCCTTGGACGTTGAGAGCCCCATCGGAGCGCCGGTATTCCATCGATCGCGTATGGGCGCCAGCTGTGTCGTACAGGTTCCAGACCAGCTTGTCGCCGGCCTGCTCGTGATACATGAGAGCGCGATTGACGCCGGAGTTCGTCGCGAACCAGACATGCCGGTTTCCGGCACCGCGAATATAGAGGCTACTGCCGTCGATATTCATGTTGCCACTTGACGTGAAAGATGAAGCACTGACGCTCCCGGAGAACGCTGCACCGGCGAGATCCGCTTTTGCCGCGGGGTTGAAGTTGGCCGTCGTCCAAAAATCGCTGCCGAACAGCTGACCGGTGTTGCTTGATGAGTTCAAGGCCAGCGGATGCGGCGTTTCCCACGTTCCGTCGTCGTTTCGATCTCCAAGAACGTAGAAGTTGTTACCATCGGCATAAAGCCAATAGTCGTGCTGGCCGGCCGATGTATCTGAAAGCCTGATGCGCGGCGCCACTCCCTGGATCTCGATCTGGTTGCCGGTAAACGTCGCGGTTGAAGCCATGAGAGCGCCTGTGAAGGACGCCGACGTCCCAGTCAGTGCTGCATTCATGTTGACGGTGCCGGCATTGAGATTCAGCGAGCCCTCGACGCCTGTGCCCCATAGGCCGATTGTCCAAGCAGCAGGCGATACCTCCTTTCGAACGTAGAGGAATGGTTTGCCCGCGGCTCCGCCATCCAACGTGCCGATGCGAAGCATTTCCGCGGTTGCGTTGCTCGCTCCGTAGGTAATGTTGACAGGGCCGCTGAACGTTTTCGAAGCCATCGTCCCCGGCAAGCGCGCGTCGTCGATTGTTCCTTGCGTCAGATTGCTGGCATTGTCGGCACCGATATTGATCCTTGCGCCGGTGGCGCTGGTCGCTCCTGTGCCTCCGGCGGTCACCGGTCTTGGCGCATTGGCGTCGGCCGCCAAGTCGTCGATCAGCGTGTTATAAGGCACGCTCTGTATGGTTGTGTTCGGCACGCCTTTGGTGCCGGCGGGGGGCGAATAGACGCCGCCTGTTCTGGGCATGGCTTTTCTCCGTAGAAATACCCCATGTTCGGGGCTTCCAAGTCGTCGAGTATTGATGAGATGATTGTGCTGCGGCGGGGGCGCATCTGCCTGGCGCCCGAAGACTGCCGGCATGCCAGTGCATGTCGCGCAAAAAATGTGCTGCGGTTTTGCGATAACGACATGCGTAAAAACAAGAGCTTGGGCACGGAAAACGAACCCACTGCAGCACGGCGCGTTCTGAGGCCTACTGTTGCTTCACCGACAAATCGCGATGGCTGCGATCCTGCGACGGAGCTGATCGGCGGCCGGTGGTCGCGGCTGTTCGTCCAAGTCAGCTTGAGCCACTGCATAGGCGAGCTACAAACAACACGCCCTGCTCCAGCGGATTTGACATCGATATTGTCGCTTGCGGCCCGAGCCCGCCGCCACGCGGGCCGCCTCAGCAAGCTCGCGCAAGGATACCTTGGGCGGCAGCGACCAAACCGTCACGAAACCGGCGTGGGATCACCGGCCTCCTATCGCTTCTTCCGTCCCGCTGAAAACAACCGGCCGTAGTCGACGCGGCGCATGCCGTCCGGGTCTCGGCTGACCACGTCGGGGCGGGTCTTTTCAACCTCCTGCGCCATCACGCCAATGTGTTTAGCGCCGCGCTGGGGCTCGCCCTTGTAGCGATACTCGTAGAGCGAATGACCGTCGAGTTTGCCGACCTTCTTGATGTCCTTCTTGAGCCGACGGTCGGAAGGCTTCGGCAAGAAGTCCAAGAAATTTTTCAGTATTCCGTTGCCGGCATCCGTTCGCGCCTTGTACGCCTCGAGCTGCCCCCTGTAGTTGTCCTGCACCAACCCGGTATAGTTTGCCGGTTCGATCCGCTGCCCTTGCGTCGGCACGAAGTTCGGGTTGCTCACCTGGGCGCCCGAAAGCAGGCTGGAGATTTCGTTGATCGGCTGGTTGCGTTGGGCATACATCTCGTTGAGATACTGCGCCCTCGCCGCGTTCTGGGCTGCGAGCTGCGCTTGCTGGGCGTTGTAGGTCTGGTCCTTCAGCGCGTTGTTGGCAGCCGTTGCCGATTGGCCGTTCTGGTGCATTTGCTGCTGCGCGTCGTTGCTGAAGCCGGCAGCCGCTAGCGCCTGGTTGAAGGTCTGCTGCTGGGCGGCGTTCATTGCTTGCTGCTGCGCCTGGTTCTGGGCAAAGAGCTGCTGTTGCGCGGCATTCGCCTGCTGCATGTTGTTGGCGTTCTGTGTGTATTGCTGGTTCTGCGCCTGGTTGGCGAACTGCCCGCTCGCCAATGCCTGGTTATAGGCCTGCTGCTGGGCGTTGTTCTGGAAGCCCGCCGCATCCCGCGCCAAGCCCACGAGCCGCGATTGCTCCTGGCCCGCATTGAGAATGGCGCCGAAGCGCGCATCGTTCGCCTGTCGGCCGGCCTGATCGATCGCCCGGTTATAGGCTTCCGATCCCGGCTGCAGCCCCTGGTTGGCAAGTTGCGTTTCCAGTGCCGCACGATCCCGTTCGAGCTGTGGGTTCATGCGCGACATCAGCGCGTCCTCGTAGCGCTTGGTGTCGAAGTTCGTCTCATAGGAACGGGTGATGTCGCCGGCATTGCCGAGTGACGTTTGAATGCTGCCGGCACTGCCGACGCCCTTCTGGATGTCGCCTGCTCCGGCAATGGTGTTCTGGACAGTGCCGGTGTTGCCGAGGGTCGTCTGCAGGTTTGGGCCGCCGCCAAATTGGCCATAATTCGGCAGGTTGATGGAGGCCGGATTGCCGGCCGCCGGCGCCCCGGAAAGATCGATCGGCTTGCCGAGCAGGTCGTTCAGCCTGCCCGACTGGTTGTTGGCAAGCGTCGCCAGGTTCTTTTCGGCGGCATCCGTCTGGTCCTTGATCGCTTGCTGTGCCGGCGAGAGCGTCTGCGTCGCTGTCCAGATCGGCAGGTCGTAGTTCGCGCCATTCATCGGATCGGTCCATTTGCGGGTGCCGGTCTGCGAATAGGTCAGGCTGCCATCAGGAGTTACCTGGTTGATGTTGCTCAACGTGCCGTTGGCCACGGCCGTGCCGATGTTCGTCGAGGTCTGCGCCGCCGCGGTTTCGCGCGGATCCGGCGGCTTGGGTGCTTTGGACTTGCCCATGTTACCTACCTTTGCCCATGTTGATTACCTTTGATTGACGGCATGTGCCCGCCAGTCGTTGTCGGTCAATGTGAAGATGATTTCCGCCTCGTCGCGCCCGCGCAGCCGCGGGACGCGGTGGCTGTCAAAGCCGAAGCGCCTGGCGATCGCGATCATGCCGGAATTGTGCTCGGACACGCGCAGCACCACCATCTGGCAGCCGATCTCATCCAGCGGATAGCCGAACATCGCTTTCAACACCGGCCGCGTCAGCCAGCGCTTGCTGGTTGCGGCAGCAGAAAGCTCGATGACACCCGCTTCCGGCGCATAATTGTGAAAGACCACGCCGGCAATCAGCATGTCGTCTTCCATCACGCCCAAGCTGGTGAAGTCGGAAAAACCGCGCTCGCAGCCGTCGATGTGGCCGGCGACGAAATCAGCGATCGCCTGGTTTGCCGCCGGGTTGCCGGCGCCACCCCAAATGATGGTCATGTGCTCGCCTCGCCCGCTGCCACCTGCAGTGTCGCAAGGTCAACCTCAAGATCAAGCTTTGCCGGCCCGCCCGAGGTGATCACGCAACCGACCGCAAGCATGTCGCCGGCTGCCCGCACGTTCTGGCGAAAGCTGTAGCGTTGCTGCTGAGATACCCCGTCCCAGACGCCGACGTCCCAAAGCCCCACGTCCCATTCGGATGACCTGGCATCGCCGGCAGTGACGGCGGTAAAACTCGGGATCGCCTTGTCGAAATCGGCCCGCGCAAAGAGACGAACCTTCGGCTCGGATTTCGCCCGGAAATACATGTGCGCCATGGTTGCTGTCGTGCGCTGGCCGAATTGGCCTGCGGACGCAAATTGCGACAGGTACGCGGCCGTAAAGGTCAGCCCGTCATCCGTGCCCGACGTATCGCCCTGCCAGCAAAGACCATTGAGCGAGCCGAAGAACAGGCCGCCCTGCAGGGTCTCGTAGCAGGTCGCCTGCCAATTGCTGATGGTTGACCAGCGACCGTTCAGCACGTTGAGCACGAAAGTCGTGTCACTGACCATGGCGTTGGCCGGAAAGGCGATGAAGACCAGGTTCTGCTCCGGCCATTGCTTCACCACCCAGCCGGCACCCGTTGCATTTGCAGCCCTTCGCCAGTCGTCTTCGATCGGTCGCGACACCGACACCTGGCTCAGCGCCTGCCGGTCGCGCTGAAACACCTGCGAGATCGGCGTCAGGCCGTCGCTGGTGGCGATCAGGATGTCGCCGCCGGCGCGGATCCAGGCATTTTTGCCGAGCGGCCGGCCGATCTGGTAGACGCCCTTCAATGCAAAGCTGTTGGCGTCGCTGGGGTCGGAGCCCGCATAGACTGCCACCTCCCCTTCGGTCGAGACGAACACGCAGAGATCAGAAAGGCCATCGCCGCTCTCGAGCGACCAGGAAAATCCGGTCAGGAGCGAACCGCCCTTTTTCATCACGCCGCCCAGCGGAAACACCGCGGCCGCCCCGCCGATGGAATTGACCGGCAGATAGTAGGCATCGAGCGTGGCGTTCTTCAGGAAGAACTGCCGGTTCTTGAAAAGCCAGCCGTAGTTCAGCTGCGCCGCCGTCGTCGCGTCGGTAAAGGTAATCGCCGGCGTCGTCGCCCAGGTGCTGCCGTTATAGACGCGACGCTGATCGGCGCCATTGAGGCAGATGAGGAAGGAGTTGCCGGAATTGGTGTGCTGGAAGGTGCACCAGTCGCCACTTGTCAGGCCGCCCGTAGCTGCCGCCGTGGTCGCCGGCGGCGCTGCCGGCGAGGTCATGTCGTAGATTGCCGTATCGGTTGCCATGAACAGCTTTTCGAGCGCGCCGTATTTGTATCTGAACGCGCTGCGGATCGTGCCGCCGTCGAGCGCCTTGCCGCGTTTCTGCGAGCCCCCGCGGATGCGGCAACCCACCAGCGTCGGCAGGAAGTTGCGCAAGACGGTCGCCGAACTCGGTTGCTGCGAGGCCATGTCTGCCGTCGTCACCAGCCCGTTCTTGGGCGCGGGAAACGTGATCGGCTGCGATGTCTGCTGGCGCCCGATGGCGACCGCCCCGCGGTTGCTCTGCCCGGTCCGGCCGGGCCTCACCTCCATTCTCATGTTGCCCCCCGGTCGGCGTTGATCTCCTGGATCAGGTCGGCCTCGAATTCGGCAAGGCTGTCGTCATAGGGCAGCCCCTTCTGGCGCTTCCATCGCCAGACAATGCCCTTGGCCAGCAGTCGCTCGGCAAACAGCGGCCGGTCGTCGTCGGCCTTCAGCGTGTCGCGCTCCTCGAAGGGATCGCCAAGCACCCAGTTTCTGGAGACGTAGTCGACGATGGCGCCAGGGCCGGCAGAAGCCGGAGACAGCAGGAGCTGGTTGTCTCTGATGAAGAAATAGGGTTGCGCGGGAGCGGCCGCGGCAATCACAGCCCATTGCGAGCTGTTGGTGATCGGCCGAAAGAAGCTGCCGGTGGCGGTGCGGACAGCGCCGCCGGGTGTCAGGCGCTGGTAGTCCATCGGCAGGCCCTGCGGCAGGGTCAACACGAAATGCTGCTTCAGCATGCGCTGCCAGTCGCTTCGGCGCGAGATCTCGTCTCCGGCCTCCTGCGCCAGCGCCACCATTGCCCGCGATATTGCGCCGCCAGCTGCTCGCCCGAGCCCTTGTCGTGCTGCAGGCCGTCATGCGGCCAAGACCACGGCAGCCAGACGCCCCAGGGCTTCAATGCCGCCGCATGAATGATCGGCGTCGCCTCGCGCTCGCGGTAAACCTTGGTCACGTAGAAGACGTCGGCGTCGCGGTCCCAGGCGCAGGCCGCGGCGGCAAAGGGGTGATCCCAGCCGAAGTCGAGCCCGCCGATCTGCACCCAATGCTTCGGGATTTCGAACGGGTCGATGCGGACCTGCTCCTCGGTCACCGGGAAGATCCGGCCCGAACCCAGCGTCGGCACGCCCTTGGTGCGCGCTTCCTTCTCATGCGCCGGGTAGCTGGCGATGATCTTCGCCCGCTCCTCAGGCGTGTAATGTTCGGCATCGTCGATCGTCATCGTCACCACCGTCCTGTCGTCGGAAGGCTCCAGCAGATAGCGGCTGACCACCGAGCTCATGCCCTTCAGCGGCGTAAAGGTCACGGCGACCGAGCCGCCGGTCGCATTGGTGCGGGTGATGCCTTCGAAATAGACGTCCTCCGGCGGCTCCTCGTCGAACCAGACATAGTCCACCGTGTTCGCCTGCCATTTGGCGCGGCCCTGTTCGTAGGCCTTCAGGAGCAACGTCGAGGTGCCGCCCGAAGCATGGTGCACCGTCACGCTGTCGAGCGCGCCCGATGCGCTCGACCTGCGCGTCCAGCCGGCAATTGCCGCCTTCGGGATATAGCCGGTGCCCCACTCCTCCTCGCTCATTGGCGGGCCGACGAGCAGCCGCTGCACGCCATCGCGTGTCAGCTCGTGCGACTCCGAGCCGCCGATCATCGTGATCGGTCGGTCGAACCGTCCGCCCGCCCACCAATGAGGATAGTCTCCGGTCAGGTGCATCGCCGCTTCCGCGGCCCCTGCCAGGGTCTTGCCGAGCTGGTTTCCGGCCATGAACAGCCGCTCGCGAAAGGTCGCACCCGCCTCATGAAAGACAGTCTGCCTGGCATAGGGCCGATAATAGCGCAGCCTATTCGTGTTCTGCCGCCGCCCGATCTCCATCGCCAGCTCCATCCGCTCCCTGAGCAGCGAGGAAAGGCTTGATCTTGGCGTCGAGCTTGCGGATGCGCTCGAGGAGTTGTTCATCCGTCATCTCCCCGATCTGGTTGACATTGACTGTCACGTCCTTCGGCATCAGCGAGGCCACGGCTTTCAGGAAATCGTGCGGGCTCTTTTCGATCAGCGCGTGGATCGCCGCTGCCCCCCGGCTCTCCCAGGCGCAAAGCATATCGTCGAGAAAGAGCTCGCCGAGCTTGGAGCGCACCGCCTTGCGGGCGCGCGTTCGCGCAGGTGCTCCCGCCCCGATGGGGGTTCCAACCCGCGGCTCGCGCGGCAGGAAGCGCCCCGTCTTCGGGTCCTTGGCTGGTTTTCCGATACTCATGAGGAGGACTCCCATGCAGCACCGATGGCACCGCAAAGCTCTTTAAAGTCGCTCAGGCATCCGCGCGCGCAGCAAGCGGCAAACGGGCAACAGCCTTCCGATATCCACGGGAAATTGCGCAGACCCACTTGACCTTAGGTTGTATTATGTCACCAATACTAATTTACAGGCCGCGCATTCGCGGCACCCGGTGCGGCCAAAGGCGCCTCACACCGGATGAGACAGGTGAGTTGGAGAGATAAAGCGTTCAAGTTACAGCATAATTTATCCATTTTATCGTCCCGATTTTGAGGAATTATGCCGATGAATAAGACGGGTGTCTGATGATCCAAAACGCAGTCAGAAGGTTGAAGACCATTTTCACGCCGCGGCTGTCCGCCGCAAATGTCTCGCCAAGGTTGCTCGAACTCGCCACCTCAGGAAATCTCGACGCCCAGGCGGTGCTGGGGGAAATCTATTTCAACGATGGCCGCGAGGAGAACTACGCCGCATCCTACCACTGGAACGGACAGGCTGCCCGCCAAGGCCACGCCGCCTCACAAGCCCGCCTCGCAACGATCTATCACCAGGGCCTCGGCATCGAGCCTGACCCGCAGGAGGCGCTTCGCTGGTGGCGCAGCGCGGCGCACAAGGGTCATGATGTTGCCCGCCAAGCAATCGACAGGCACAACCAGTATGACGGTGGTGTCGACCTGAACACGGCGCCGGCCGGCTTCCGGGCGGCACTCGATCCTCGCGGGAGGCCCCGGGGGGCGGCCAAAGGAACACCCGCAGACAGCCTGTCGCCGCAGGCGCTGGAGATATCGGAAGAAGAACAGATTGATGGACGCCGCAGCTGAGCAGACGAGCGACACCGCGTCGGCAGAGTTATCGACATTAACCCGCGGTCTCAGCCCCCTGAAGCTGAGCAACATGGCTTTGACCTACCTTCATCAATCAACTGCCCCCGATAGGAGCAGCGACGACGAATGATCCAGCACTTATGGACGTGGCTGCGTGCAATTTTCGCCGGGAAGGCCCGTCGACGGCCTGTGTTGGCCGATCCGCCGCCGCCAGGCGCCACGATCATAGCACCGAGACTGATGAAACTCGCCAAGGGCGGAAACGTCGACGCACAAGCGGCGCTCGGAGAGCATTTTTTCGGCGATATCGAAGAAAACCTGGCTGCCGCCTACTACTGGAATGGGCTGGCTGCGCGCGGCGGCCACATCGGCGCTCAAGGGCGGCTGGCCACGATTTACCACGAGGGGCTAGGCGTCGAGCGCAACCCCAAGGAGGCGTTCCGCTGGTGGTATAGCGCGGCCCTTCGGGACCATCACGGTGCGCAGTTAATGATTGCCGTCTCCTACGAACTTGGCGGCGTCGTGGAGGCTGATCTGGAAGAAGCTGCCTACTGGATATCCCGTTCGTACTTCCGCGCAGGCGGTCGTCCCGAGGGCCTCGACTTTGTCGGTGCCTATTACGAATCGGTCTTACGGAAGTTATCCGAGGAGCAACGTCTTCGCGTTGCTGAACGCTTGCGTCACCTCGCAGAAACGACGCCACGATAAGCGTCGCCTGGCGACATTATCCACGTCGCGCAAACGCGTACGGCGGTCCTTCCAGCAACGACAAGACGCGAACAGGGCACGCCCTCCCAAGAAGCCGAGAAGCACGTCAGGCGCGTCAGGCGCGTCGGCTAATTCGAGAGAGAGAGAGAGAGAGAGAGAGAGACGCACACACACACAGATCTGGATGGACAGCCGCGGGCTGCAACCGGCCGGAGCGCGATCGACCGGCTCGTGCCTTCCAAAAATGAAAAAGGCCGCTTCGATTACGAAACGACCATCCTGTAATATCCTTAGCCCGGCTCCGGTAGAATGGCAACCCCTTCGAGCAAGATTTGTTCTAGTTTCGTTCTTTTTTTTCGTGGCGCCCGCCTGCCCGGCCACTGGGTCATCAAAGGCGCGTGAGGTCGCCGCTTTCTCGCGATTTTGGCTTGCCGACATCAGGCGTTGAATGCCGGGGCGCATCGAGCGAATCCTTGAGATTGCGCCGTCCACGAGAACTGGCACCGCCACCTCACTGACCGGCGACGCTCGCAGACGCTGCCGTTCGCCCCATGCTGGGATTTCGCGACCACGCATCCGCAGCGAGCCATCCTCAAATCTCGCCGGACATTTCCAACCTGCTCGGAACAACTCAAGCGCCAC